GGGTTACTGGTCAGATCGGCAGGGGCCAATTTATCAGGTCCTTCTACTGCTAGTGCTCTGTTAGATGCACATGCATGGAAGGATTCACCCCGGAACTATGTTCTGGAGTGGTTCCGACTTCACAAGGATCACCTCATGGCCCAAATCTTAGAAGCTATATCTATAGAGAATTTCTCCGTGGATGAGATTTTAAGAGATGGGGCTGGACTGTCAACCGACTGTCCTGCGTCTGGAGGCCTCACGGCCAACGGACTATTGAGTGCGATGCGAGTGACGAAGGCCACTGGTTTATTGGGTCGGCCGATCTTGAGCAGACTACATGCGATAGATGAACCTGCTGGAAAGGTGCGAGTCGTTGCGATTTGCGATTATTGGACCCAAGCTGCGCTCAAACCTGTGCACGAACATCTCTTTACCCTTCTCAAAGGAATTGCGTCTAATGACGCTACCTTCGATCAGGATGGAGTTGTTAATGCATATTTCCAACGTGGACTTCGTCCGCATTGGTCTTTCGATTTGAAAACAGCAACAGATTCAATCCCACTAGGACTTTATAAAGAGGTCCTAGTTCCTTTTCTTTCGTCGAAAGATGAGGATCCTGGCGTCGCCAAGGAGAGAGTGGACCTGTGGGCGTCAATTCTCACAGATCGTGACTTTTACCTTCCAGTTAAGAAGGGCGACGTAACACCAAAGGCGGTTCGGTATGGGACCGGACAACCGATGGGTGCTCTGTCTTCTTGGGCGTCGATGGCCTTGGTACACCATAGCCTAGTGCAGTTTGCTCATTACAAAGCAACACAGCAAGAGGAGTGGTTCAAGGATTACCTAATCTTAGGAGATGATGTCGACATTGCCACTTCATCCGCCGTAGCTACGGCGTATAAAGAGGTGTGTGCCGATTTCTCTATTACCATCGGTCTTGCTAAATCGTTGCAGTCTGAAAAGAACTGCTTCGAGTTCGCTAACCGACGGTACATCCCAGAGGGGGATATCTCACCGTTGTCGTTTCGTGAAGAGCTAGCATGCTCAACATGGACGCAGCGATTAGAATTTTCCAAAAGGATACTCCGACGGATTGGGAAACCATTGACAGAGGTCTCTGCCTTACTTCGTAGGGCAGTCACTTCAGCACAGTGGACAGTCCTCACTCCGGAGATGTCTGGGCGCCGACCTTCGTCGATTCTCAGACTAGTCCATTATTGTCTACTTAATCCTCTTCAGTCAAAGACTGATAGGGAGGATTTAAGTATATCTTCCGTTCTCGACTGGTTGACAAATGTCTTACCAGAAGAGGATATTGCGTTAATACGCAAAATCAAGGTTGATAATGTGCTAGCCCGGAATCTGAGCCGACGCTTGGTAGAACATCTTCGCGAGAAGATTTTCGAAGAGTTCCAGCGCAGGCTGGGAGGGGAAGCTTTGTTCCATTGGTGTCATATAGAGGAACCAACCACTGACGTCGTCAGTAAGTTGGAGTTCTCTAGAGAGGGACCTTTGGGGCAAAACGCCTCTCTTGCAAACTTGATTTCCGGCCGGATCGGCCAGTTACCAAGAGTGCCTGCCTGCGCCGATTCAACCATACAAAAGGGCTTGGCCATTATCGACGAGCAGATCCTGCTCCACCGAGATCATGACCTTGTCCTATCGTACTGCCCTCCCCTGAGTCCTGTGTTTTGGCAATACTTCCGGTTATGTGTCTTCGACACGAACCGGGGGATATTAGCCAGAACATTCCGACTTTGGGATAGAGCAGACGATATGGTTAAACGCCTCCCACCATTGTCCTCACGGATGTACGAAAGAGACTTCATTGCAGGTCCAGACCTGAGAGTTCCGCTCGGCGAGTGGATACAACTCTGGGTCGAAGTCCTGTCACTACCGAAGGTAGTGCCAATGGATCTTACCAAATCTGTCAATTACAATCTAGACTATAATAGTTATAGAAAGTATTTTGATAGTAAGGTAGGAGCCACTGGGGCGAAGCCTCTTCCGGATCCGGAGACCATCTTTGGTCCCTTACTGGAGCTCGCGAGCGTAGCCGCAGAGTTCGCAGGGGTTCGAATTCCTAATCTCCCATTCTTCGGCGACGCCAAGAAGGGGAAACGTTGGGTTCGTGCCCTTTCACGGTCGATGTCTATCTTTAGACAATGGAAAAAGAATACGGAAAGTATTGATATCGCTTGGCAGCTTGCCGAACGACTTCAACGCAGACCGTGTTCTGGATCCAGAGTCCTCTGGCAGCCATTGAATCATGAACTGGGAACCTCAGTGGTTCTGAGGGTGGAAGGTGGTCCTCTTCTAATTCTTGAGAAAGAACTGGAAGGGGAGCCCTTTCACTGACCCAAAAGTTAGTAGCTTAACTACTCGTCTAGCCGGGACCGAACGATATCGGAGGCCCGTAACCAGGGAGTTGTTGTACTTAACCCGG